TTGCTCTCAAGCACTATTACTTATGATGATATAGGTAACCCTATAGAGACTCCAACTAGCATCAATATATTATGTGGACTTAAATCTATAAGTAGAACAGAGTTTTATAATGCTGCTGCTAATGGATTGAAACCAACATTAATATTTGTGGTCCATCCTTATGAATATGGTGGTGAAACTTATATTGAATTTAGTGAAGATGAAAGTCCAAAGCAAAGATATAAAGTTATAAAAACATACAAGCCAAATTTTGAAGATTTAGAATTAACTTGTGAGAAGGTGATAGGTAGTGACTAGAATACAAGGTATTACAAATGAAATTGCAAATATTCTTACTGAATATTCAAAAGAAATAGAAGTTGGAGTATCACTTGCTAAAGATACTGTTTCTAAAAAGACTGCTCAAAATCTAAAAAGTACAAGTCCTAAAGGACCTAAAGGCAGTTATGCTAAAGGGTGGACAGTAAGTAATATAAATGGGAAAATGGTAGTTCATAACAAAACAGATTACCGTCTTACTCATTTATTGGAATACGGACATGTAAAAGTAAATGGGGGAAGGGTTGCAGCTAAACCACATATAAGACCAGCCGAAGAAGAAGCCATAAAAGAATTTAATGATGCAGTCAGAAAGGCATTAGGTAATTAATTATGACATTAAATGATATATATACAATTTTAAAGGCTACAGGCTATCCTGTGGCTTATTCGCATTTTACTTCAAGTCCTAATATTCCTTTACCTAGTCCGCCTTATATAACTTATCTGAGTGCCTATAGTAGCAATCTAAAGGCTGATAATAAAGTCTATAAAAAAATAGACAATTTACAAATTGAACTTTATACAACTAAGAAAGATTTAGCAGCAGAGAAAAAGCTTGAAGATTTACTTGATCAAAATGAAATTGCTTATGATTCAACTGAAACATGGCTTGAATCTGAACAATTATTTCAAAAAATATATGAAATGAGGTTGATATAAAATGAGTGAAAATACAGTTACATTTGGTATTAAAAATACACATTATTCAAAAATAACAGTTAATTCTGATGGAAGTATTACTTATGGAGTTCCAGTTGCATTGCCGGGTGCTACAGAGATTTCTTTAGATGCTAAAGGTGATATGACAGAGTTCTACGCTGATGATATGCTTTATTATTCAGCAAGCAATAATCAAGGTTATGATGGTAAATTAAGCCTTGCTAATATTCCAGAATCTTTTTCATTAGATATACTTGGAGATATAAAAGATTCTGATGATGCAGTTATAACAGAAAATGCCAGTGCTCAAGGTTCAAAATTCGCATTGATGTTTGAGTTTACTGGAGATGTAAAAGCAATCAGACACGTTATGTATTATTGTTCTGCATCTAGGCCAAGCATGAAGTCTAGCACAAAGTCAGATAAATCTGATCCTAACAAAGACGAATTAGATTTTAAGGCAAGTGCAAGACCAAGTGATTATGCAGTTAAGACAAAAACTACGACTACTACGCCTACAGGCGTTTATAGCAACTGGTATAACTCTGTTTATGAGAAGGCTACAACTCCGTTGACTGTAATTGTATCGCCTTTAGATGGTGCTACAGGAGTATTAACAACAGGTGATATTTCTTGGACATTTGATAAAGCTTTAGTTGAATCTGATGTAAATTCTAATAACTTCTTTATAATGGATTCATCTACAGCTACAGAGGTCGTAGGGGCTTTAACATTAGATACTACTAAAAAGATAGTTACATTTAACCCTACTGCAAATTTAACTTCTACAACAGCTTATATAGCTACAGTTACTAAGGGTGTAAAGGCAACAGATGGAAGTACATTAGTAAATAAAAACATTGTAAACTTTACAACAGCATAGGAGTGATTTAGATGGAAAAAACAATTGAAATTGATGGTAAGCAAGTTAGATTTAAATCTACTGCCGCAACGCCATTGAGATATAAAGCACAATTCCAGAAGGATTTCTTTTCGGAAATTTATAAAATGGAAGGCATGCAAAAATCATTAAAATCTAAGAAAAGTGATGCTGAAAAGCTTGCGAATATAGATTTTGAATTATTTTATAATATTGCTTGGGTACTTGCAAAAACAGCGGATAGCAATATACCAGAACCATTAACGTGGTTAGACGGATTTGAAGTATTCCCTATAGGAGAAATATTTCCACAATTAAATGAGCTACTTATAGCAAATATGCAGGGTAAAAAAAAATAGAAAATAAAGATGTAGGGAATGGTGATGTTATAACAACAGAACTGTTCCTTTCTTTATGTAGAAAAAGCAAATTAACCAATGAAGATTTGGAAATTATGACTATTGGTATGTGCATGGATTATCTAGAGGAGTATGTAGATATGAATAATCCTAAGAAAGTTAAAAATAAAAAGGCTAGTCAATCTGACTTTGATAATTTTTAGCCTTTAGAAAGGAGAAAATATGGCAGATAGAATTAAAGGTATAACCATTGAAATTGATGGTCAGACTACAGGCTTGAAAAAGGCATTAGGTGATGTCACAAGTCAAAGTATATCTGTTCAAAAAGAATTAACTGACGTTAATAGGCTTTTGAAATTTGATCCAGGTAATTCAGAAGCTTTAGCACAAAAACAAAGTTTGTTAGCTAAACAGATAGAAATAACTAGTCAAAAACTACAGGCTCTTAAAGGTGCTGAAAGCCAAGTGGAAGAACAGTTTAAAAATGGGAAAATTGGTGAAGAACAATATAGATCTTTTCAAAGAGAAATTCAATTTACAGAAGCATCATTGAATAAATTTAAATCAACTTATAAAGATGCAATGACACCACCTACAGGTGATATATCACAGCCTATAGAAAATTTAAATAAAAATATTGATGAATCTAAAGGCAAATTAAGTGAGTTTGGAAGCACAGCCAAGGTTGCAGTAGTTGGGGGCATGGTTGCAGTAGGTGCAGCAATAGTTGGTGCTGGAGCTCTTGCAATTAATCTTGGTGACGATTATCAAAAGGCAAGTAATACATTGCAAACTCAAACAGGCGCTACAGCTGAGGAAATGGATACATTAAATCAAGCTATGACTAATGTATATGGTAATAATTTTGGTGAAAGTATGCAAGATGTTGCTGATAGTATGGTCCAAGTTCAAACATATTTAAAAGACACTGGTGAGGATATTCAAGTAGCGACAGAAAATGCTATTGGTTTTAGAGATGCATTTGGGGTGGAAGTTCCTGAGAGTATGCGAAGTGTACAGGCCCTTATGAAACAATTTGGAATTACTAGCCAAGAAGCTTTTAATCTATTAGCACAAGGACAACAAGAGGGATTAAATTATTCAGATGAATTATATGATAGTGTAAATGAATACTCTGTACAATTTGGAAAGCTTGGTTTAGATGCTAATGATATGTTTGATGTCTTTAAAGCTGGTGCACAAAGTGGGGCATTCAACCTAGACAAGGTTGGGGATGCTGTAAAAGAATTAAGTATAAGAGTAATTGATGGGTCTACTACTACTCAGGATGGATTTAACAAACTAGGTCTTAATGCAGATGATATGGCAAAAAAGTTTGGTGCTGGTGGAGATAGTGCAAGAGATGCATTTTTTCAGGTTATCGAAGGTTTAAGAAATATGGATGATCCAGTAAAACAAAGTACTGCTGGTGTTGATTTATTTGGAACACAATGGGAAGATTTAGGCCCTAAAGTAATTACTCAGCTTGATTCTATGCAAACTATGTTTGATAAGACAACCAATACAATGCAAGAAATAAATAAAGTTCAATATAATACACCTATACAGGCTTTGCAAGGCTTAGGTAGACAAGTAGAAACAAGTGTATTATTGCCTATAAGCCAAAATGTTATGCCAGCTTTAAATGATATGGTGACTAAGTTACAAGAAGCGTTTTCTAATTCTGATGTTCAAAGTGGTATATCTAGTTTATCTGATGGAATAAGTAAAATGGCTATAGGATTCTCAGATTTTATTGCTAATGTATTGCCAGCATTATTAGAGGGTTTTGGTTGGATATTAGATAATGCAAATAATATAGCAGCTGGAATAATTGCTATAGGTACTGCATTAGAAGTATTTAAGATAGTTGGAATAGTACAAGGATTAGTAACTGCATTTAAAGATGCACAATTAGCTACAGAAGGATTAACAGTTGCACAGTGGGCATTAAATGCAGCACAAAAAGCAAATGTCATAGGTATAATAGTATCTTTAGTAGCCGGATTGGTAGCAGCTATAGTTTATTTATGGAATACAAATGAAGGATTTAGAAATGCAATTATAGGAGCATGGACAGCAATAGCAAATACAGTAAGTATTGTATGGAATAGTATAGCTACGTTTTTTACAGTTACAATTCCAGCTGCTTTTAATACGCTAGTTACATTTTTTACAAGTACAGTTCCACAGTTTCTTACTAACTTATGGACTACTATTTCAATAGGTTT